GATTTAAAGAATCCTACTGCTCCTACAAAAAGTTCAAGAGATTATAAAAAAACCGAAAGCCCATTTGATGGTCTGTTTGGTGCTTTGAGTAGAGGTGACTCAGATGTTAAAATAATTCGTTAATAATAAAATTTTAAAAATTAAATATGGACAATTCTAATTACATTAGTTCTCTATCATTCTTACAACATTCATTTGTTCAAGGAAGAGAGATCTTATCAAGCGTCTTAGACGTACAAAACGAAGAGGAAGGATTTCTTGACGTTATGCAGGCATTAGGTAAAGTAAAGCCTACTAGCCAACCAGTATATCATTCATTCGTAAATGAAGCGTTATACAAAAACAACACTATCACCATTTCAGAAGCAGGTTCTGGAACTGGAAAACAAACAGATATCACAGTATCAGCAGCAGGTAATGCAAGAGTTGGTGACTTGATGATGGGAGTTTCTGGTAACGTATACTTGATTCAGAAAATTGATGCTACAGCAGGAATCACTTTCACTCCAGTAGATGGATCGGGTGTTGCTACTGATTATGATGCAAGTGGAGACAAATTTGTTGTTTTCTCTAATGCACAAGGAGAAGGATCTGGTTCACCAGACCCAATCAAGTACGGATTGACTAAGCAGTCAAACAGAGTGCAAATCTTTAAAAACAAATACAGAATTTCTGATGTTGCTAAAGCGTCAAAAATCACTGTTGAGTATAAAGGTAAGCCTTACTTTATGTACAAAGGTACTTACGAAGCATTACAGAGATTTAGAGGAGATATCTCTAACTCATTGATGTTTGGTAAAGGATCAGGAGATTACTATGCAGGTGCAACTGTAGGAGATATGGCAGATGCAGGTGGAAACGCTGTGCAGACTACTAATGGTCTTCGTGAAGAATTAAGATCAGGTGGTATCCTTGAATCAGGATCTCCTTTTGATTTCAATTCAAATGTACTTACAACATTAACAGATCTTACTAAGGCTCTTAACAAAGCAAGAGCACCAAAAGATTACTGGATGTGGTTAGGTACTGATGCTAATATCAAAATGGATAATGCATTAAATGGTTTAGATGGTACTGGTTTTACTAGTGCACGTTTTGCTGTTGATGGAAGATCTATTGATTTAGGTGTTGACAAATTCAGTTTATATGGTAGAACATGGAATAAGAAACAACTTTCTATTCTTGACCATAATGAACTAGGATCTACAGTAACAGGATCAGGTGAAATTTACTTAATCCCTACTGGACAAGTTAAAACTGCCGGTGGTGGTGGATCACAAGATTACCTACAAGTACGTTACTTAGAAGGAGATGGAAACAACTTTTCTTTCAGAGAAACATTGACAGGTGGACTTGCTCCAACTCCAACTAGTGCTGATTCAATTCTTGACGTAAACTACCAGGCTATTATGGGTCTAGAAGTTTTAGGAAAAGAACACTGTGCACTTGTAACAGGATTTTAGTATTAATTAACTTTAAGAAAGGGGGGGGATTCCGGTTCCCTCTCTTTTTTTTTAAAACCCAACAATTATGATAAAAACAAAAGAATTCAATAACATAGTGAAACCACCTATGTTAAAAAGAGATGAGGTTAAAGTCTTCCAATATTTAAACGTGAAGAATGACCCTCAAAATCCAGGAAAAAAAATAATGCCTTCAGTAGCAATGATGCCTAAAGTTGATCGTATTTATGATCCGGCATCAGAAGAATATGTGGATATTGCTGCTATTAAAAATTTAGGAGTTGGTGGAGTACCTATTCTTAATACTATAGCGTTCTACAAAGAGTTAGAAGGTAAAATGTTACTTAGAGGAAGTAAAACTGGAGACTTAGAGGTCTTTCAGTATTTAATGTTAAGTAATTACAATAAATCAAATCCTAATAGAGATAAAAGTGTAAACCCTTTATTTGAATTAATAGAACCTAAGAAAAAGGCTACTAATGCAAGAAAGGAAAGAAATTTACGTAGAGACGCTATGAATGTCGCTGCTGAACTTTCTGCTGCTGAGGTAAGGGAATTTACCGCATCTTTAAATAAAGACGAGAAAAGAGATATATCTATACTTAGAGATGAATTAGAGGTGATGGCTGAAAAAGATCCAACCACTTTTATGACATTAAGTAAGGATAAAAATAAGTCTATACAAGCAACATGTAAAAATGCTATTGATAAGAAAGTAATTCGCTTTGATAAGGCAACAAGTACTTTCACATGGGTAGCAACTGGCGAGACAATTATACAGGTTCCAAGATCTTCTAAGTCAAGTTATCTACAAGGCTTCACTAACTTTGTTCTGAGTAACAAAAATGGGGAATTAGTCTACGAAGAAATCGTAAAATTGCTTAAATAATTTGTTGTTGGTTTGTTTAAAGGTCGGTCACAGGAAATTAAGTACTGTGACCGGCTTTTTTTATTATTAAAATGTATGAGCACATTCACTAATGAGGCAGGAACTGTTTCTGTAGATTTTTCAATTCAATTCGATTTAACCTCAACACCAAAGTTGAAGGTATCGGACATGTCAACCTATGATTCTGGTCAAAAAGGAGTTAAGGTATATATTCAAATAACTAGACCTGATGGTATAATTAGAAAATTACCGGCTTTATCTTCACCAGACATAGAAGGAAGTGTAATTTATTTTAGCGGATCAGCGGGACTTATTCATAAAACATATGATTACACATTACCTTTATCACCTAGTGATGGTCAAGTAAGTAAAGGTTCTTATAAAGTTGAATATAGTTATACTGTTGGAGACGCTACACCTGTTAAAAAGACAAAAACTATTTCATACGATTTTAATAAAATAGTACTTACTTCTTTTCAGGATATAAATGAATTTACTCCTTTAGTAAAGGTTAAAGACACAACTCCTAGTTACAATGTTACTAATTACACTTTGTCAAAGATTAACAGGCTTTTTGTAGCCCAAAACGGCAAGTCAGGTTCATCAATATCAAACCAAATCACACAAGGTCTTACAACAGCCGATAGAGAGTTCTCTTTAGCAGATGATTCCTCTAAATTATATGACACTAAGTATACAGTTGATCTAGAAGTCAACCTGATTCATATCCATAAAAATTATAGTTGGTTTAGTGTTAAGTCAAAAAGCCAAAAAAAAGACATAGTAAAAGTATTTGCTGTTCCAACAAAACTGGAAATGATATCTTACTTTAACTCATTAAGAAATTTAGTTGAAACATATGATGGTTACAATAAATCCTTATATGAAAAATATACAAAAAACTATGAGTTTGTAATTACTAGTTTTGACCTTTTAGTCAGAAGATTAGACGCAGGTTTATCCGATGATGATAATACAGATATTGTAAGAGACATATTAGCAATATTAAGAAACGATGTTCCTAGAACTCATACTCAAGAAGAAATAAAAACAATTTCACTTCAAATATATTCAACTGGGATTAGTGTGGATTGGAATTCTTTACAAAAAGTTCCAGAATATAATCCATTCAAAACATACGATAAAACATTTGCTCAATCATCCAAGGAATGGGAGGTGGTACATAGTTTAGGAAAAAACCCTTCTGTCACACTCGTTGACGACAACGATAATATTGTGTATGGTGCAGTAGAATATGTAAATTTGAATGTTATTAAAATCACGTTTAACACCCTCGTATCAGGAAAAGTATATTTAAATTAAAAAGTTATGGCAATAGAATACTTACATCATATTAATCTAAGCGACAATCAATTAAAGAATGTCCTATTAGATAATAAAACTACAACTCAAAGAGACGCTATGACTGCTGCGGCAGGTCACGTTATATTTAATACTACATTAGATAAGTTTCAGTTCTATGATGGAACTGCTTGGTTGAACCTACAAGATGAACTAGTTGCTTCTGAAGTAAGAGCGATGGTTTCTGCTGTAGATGCAGGTGGAGATGGTAGTTTTTCTTATGATAATACTACAGGTAAATTCACTTATACAGGACCAAGTGCAGCAGAAGTAAGAGCACATTTTTCAGAAGGGACAGGTATCAAAATCACCAATGGTGAAATTAAAACTACTATCACACAGTATACTGATGCACTTGTTCAGGCATATATTAGTGAAGGAACAGGGGTTACTATCTCTGATTCAGGTAAAATATCAATTGGTCAAGTAGTTGCTGAAGAGTCAGATGTACAGTTTAATGATATTCAGATTGATGGTAAGGCTGTAATTGATGCTACTTTAAAGGTTAAGGGTAACGTAACTTTAGGTGACGATGCCTCTGATACTGTAACAATCAAGGGTAACCTTAATGTAGAAGGATCAACAGTTTCTGTAAATCAAACAGAAATAAACGTAACAAATGCTTTTGTATTTGAGGGTGCTACTGCTGATGCTCACGAAACAACTCTTAAAATTGCTGAACCAACTGCTGACAGAACTATAACGCTTCCAGATACAACTGGTACAATAGCATTGACTAGTCAGTTAACATCAGCCGACAGTATTAAGGATATTGTTGGAGGAATGGTTACTGGTAATACAGAAACAGGGTTAAGTGTAACGTATGATGATACAAACAAGAATTTAGATTTTGTTCTAACTAAAGATCCTAAAATAACTCTTACAGGAGATGTTACAGGTTCCGGAACAATGACAAACCTTGGCAATGTTTCAATTGCATTAGAGACAGTAAAAAACAAAGCAGCAAACGGAACAGGTCCTGTTACTGATGCAGATACTGATTTTACATTCACACATAATTTAGGTACAAAAAATATAATTGTTCAAACATTCAAGGCAGATAAGGTTGTTCATTGTGAACTAGAAGTAGTTGACACTGACAATGTTAAAGTAATTTTTGGAGCAGGACAAACAGCGGATAGTGTAACTGTAAATGTACTTTCTGCTGCATCATAAATAAAATAGCAGAACAACATGGCAATTGAATTCTTAAATGGAATTAAAATACCTGCGGGTGAAATAAACCTAAAAGGTATTACAATAGAACGAGCATCAGGTTCAGGGGCAGGTGGCTTTGATAATGATGCTTTAGGCTCTTATATACTTTCTCCAACAGATGGTAGTTGGGGTGCAGGAACTAAGCCTGCGGGATCTCATAATGGAGTAGGTATACTTTCTTTTCAAACACATACTGGTAATTACTATACTCAGTTAGCGTTATCTACCAGTACAAACGATTTATTTATTAGATCGGCTGAAAATTCAACAACTTTTGGAAGTTACAATAGGTTATGGAATGATTCGCATTTTAGTGCAACTAATGTTACCAATTGGAATACAGCATACACACATTCTCAAGCCACACACGCACCAACAAACGCTGAACAAAATGTACAAGCGAATTGGAATGCAACAAGTGGTGATGCTCATATTT